GCAAGGGTTCATCAGCTTAAAGACGAAGTGTCGTCCCATGAGCTTGGGATTGCCAAAAGCTATCCACTGGGAAAAGGCTAAAGGGACGGACGAACAGAACTTAAAGTACTGCTCTAAAGACGGTGATGTGGTTATGTGCAAAGGTTTCCCGAAACCTGTCAAAACCCTGAGTCTTAGTCAGCTGAGACCCTGGCAGAGAGACATTTTGGACATTCTCAAGAAGGAACCTGATGATCGGACCATACATTGGTTCTGGTCATCAGCCGGAGGAGTGGGGAAAACGACATTCTGCAAGTACCTAACTCTCAAACATGGGGCAATCCCATTGAGTGGTAGGGGCGCGGATGTGAGACATGGAGTATGTGAGCACTTAAAGAGTACAGGTATGACTCCGGAGCTCTGCGTTTTCCCGATCCCAAGATCATATAGGTCTGAATACCTTTCGTACGAAGCGCTGGAGAACATCAAGGACATGTACTTCTACAGCGGTAAATATGAAGGCGGGGCGGTTTGCGGAAACTGTCCACATCTGATTGTGTTTGCAAACCACGAACCTGACTTAGAGAAGGTATCAAGCGATAGGTGGGCTATCCGTTGTATCGACTAGCCTCCTAAAAGACCTTAAGGATAGCAAAGTCGCCCTAAGGGGGGCAACCTTGCTATCGTGCCGTGCGCCCGAGATTCAGCCACTCCCTAACTCCACTGTCTGGTGCTCGACAGTCCGCTGCGCGGCCTGTGTGCACCTGCCATTGGCGCCAAAGGGAACCCTCTAAACGTCGAACACTCCCCGCGTTCCAAGGCGTTGTCCTCCGTCCCCACTGTCGGGCGACGGTTGCCGTATCGAAAACGGCTTAAGGATAACACATCATTAGCACGGGACTCTTGTAGAACAATTACTAATGAGGGACACTGCAGGGGCACCCATACCTTCTCCCGTGGAGCCTGGGCTCAACTGTCGGGACGGGAAGATGATGATCCAGTGTTTCATCTCAGGGTCAAGGTACTTGTACTGCAAATCTTCCATAGTCATGGGCTGCTGCTTAGAAGAGACCGTGTCCTGGTCACTTGGAGCGACCTTTCTTCCGCCATAATCGACCGTGAAACTGGTCTCATAGTAATCACGCGCCTGTGGAGTCGCGTTAGCTGCCTGCACGCCAGCGAGCTGGCTAATAGAGGAAGCACCGGTGGGATTGACCACGCGACCAAGAGTAAACTCGCGTTGGTGCACCACCTTATAGCGATTGGAGTTCATGCGGACCAACTGGTAACCAAAATTATCCGTCTGGCCTGCTTGGCCACCTGCCGGATTAGGTCCTATCCAGCCTGGGCAAGAGTAGTAACTCTCCCCATCTGTGAAATTTAGAGCGTTAGGGCCGGGCCTACCTACGCCGTCTTGACCATCAATATCCTGAATACGCTGGAGTTGTGTACCATCAAGGGTACTTCCATCCTCAGGACGAGCAAGCCTCACAACAAACATCTTGAACCTGCAGACCCGGTTCATATTGTTCTGGTTAAAGCAGACTCTGACATGCTGCTTGTAGAGGCGGCACCAGGGTACACCAACACCATTATCTTGGGAGGTGTCCAGGGTTTCGACGCCGACATCGGTACCGAAGGGCTGTTGGGGAAGCCACGCACAATCCTGCTTGGCTGGCGTGACCCCTTCCAGGGATGATGCGGCCCCTGAGGCTGAACGCCCGCAGGGACCAGAGCTTAGTGGGATCACAATCAGTTCGTTGTTGGCAATGTTTGCGTTGTACAACGGGCGGTTGATAAACCGAAACTGCCAATTGACCTTAGTGGTCTGATCAGCCTTGAGTGTATGCTGAACATGCGCTAGAGACCTAGCCAGACTGGTGATCTGACGGCCTTGGGAGGCAGCGCCCGTCCGCCGCTTCGCGGCAGACGCCACGCGCTTCGCAGCTGTGGCCTTAGGCCGTTTTGAGTACCGACTTCGGCGATGGTTATACGGCATCGCGTAATATGGCTTAAGAAGATTCTTGCGCGGGAATGCACGCACATGACAGACGCATGTGCCAAATGTGCCGGGGGGTCGGGTAATACTAGCACCGACCCCCCTAAGACCGTAAATGCAGCGAAACGATGGTGTTTCACTCTCAATAACTACACGGAAGAAGACCTATGTGCCATTGTGCCAGCTTTAGAGCTGAAGGGCCACAAGGTCATCCTTGGAAAGGAGGTCGGAGAGAGTGGAACACCCCACTTGCAAGGGTTCATCAGCTTAAAGACGAAGTGTCGTCCCATGAGCTTGGGATTGCCAAAAGCTATCCACTGGGAAAAGGCTAAAGGGACGGACGAACAGAACTTAAAGTACTGCTCTAAAGACGGTGATGTGGTTATGTGCAAAGG